TGGTATTATTGCTTGTAAAATCGCCATAATCTGTATGTGCTACGATTATAAAATGGTTTATTGAACCCTCTATTACTGAAGTATTAGAAAAATCAATTAAAACATCTTCAGTTGATTCAGCATCATGTTCTATAGTCTTTTCCAAGACCTCATCTACATAGAAATCAATTGATGACACTCCTGGTTGAACGTTAGTTAAAACAATACCTTCATCTGTATAAATGATAAAAGGATTATTGTTATACTCTTTCTCAACTGGTTCGCTGTTTCTAAAACCTTCACCCGTTGCTATTACTTTTATGTTATGAAGTCCATAGGTTTTAATATATTGCTTAAGATCTAAATTAATAGCCATTAGATACCCTCCTTTTTTTCGTAAGATAAAACATCATCAAGATAAACAATATGAGTAACATTTGCTGATTTTTTAGTTGTGTAATCGCTATTTGATATATTCAAAACATAATCATCTTCAACAATAACTTTGTCATTTGAGATAGATAATACTATCTCACTTGTGTCTATTTGAAATTCGAACATATCCCAGCCAGTATGACTACTACCATCTTTTTTATATTTAACATCATAGAAATGAATTCCTGTTGGAGCTTCAAGTAATAGTTCTCTTGGTGTGGTTACTGTTTGACTTTGAGCATTTAGTAGCACATTAGAATCAGCACTTGTACTCTGAGATAAGGCAGTATCAATTTGTCCAACAAGACCATAGTCATATCCAGATTCTGTACTTTGCATCCATAAAAGTTTTATGCTCTTCGGATCTTGAGAATTTACGATTTGAATTCTTGCAAGAGCAAAACTACTATTTACGCCTGTGTTTGTAGGCTTATAATATCCGTCTGAATCCTGAATAAATGTATATGTAGTTCCAAGTGACTCAACCATTACTGCAATAGGGTCCTCTTCTTTTACCTCTTCATGAAAGAACTCTTCATTGTCATAGAATAAAAGCTTTTGAGAATATATAGGAAATGATGTTTTAAGTATAAATTCATTCTCTACTATTCTTACTTTTGGCCTTTTAAGATGAGGTTCTTCATCTGCGATAACTTCAATTTTCACATTAGCATCCATTGAATCAAAAGAAACCTCACCTGTATACATCGAATAGAAAAATTTGTCAGTCAGTTCATACTCATCTGTTCCATTCATCTTTTTATAGACCTTGATTATTTCTGGAAGCCAATAACCAAAGGCACTCTTCAGATAGATCTTATATTTTAATCCATTGCTTATCTTTGTGCTTGTATCTGTTGTAGAAATGTACTCATCAAAGACCTTATTGATAGAGTAAATAGAGAAAACTATTGCACCACTTTTACCAGATTCGTTCATTAATGGATTTATACAAGCCGCTTGAATTGAATAATCTTTTTCCGCTTCAAACTTACTGATTAGACTAAATGTTGTCCCTGTCTGATAAAAAGCAAGCTCTCCACCAGAATAAACATTAAATCCTTTATTAAAATTGCCATTTGGAGAGTTCCGATAGGGATTACCCAAAACGCTAGAAAAATAGCGTAGTTATCGAATTAGGTAGCTACGCTTTTTCATTTGTCTAGCTTTATTCCCTCTAGACCATTAAATATTACATCAATTCTTTGTTGTCTTTTACCATCGATTTTTTCAACTTTATACACAAGCACTTTACTAACTAGTTCTCGCAATACTTCACAATCTAAGGTTTCTATGTGGGTATATTTTTTAACCGCAGTAACAAATGATTCAACATTAACTAGTTTGTTAGTTTCTTCATTAATATAGATGTCTAGATCTTTAATTTTGCTTGTTAAATCAGCTTGCTCGATTTCATAATTTACAGAGAGTTTGCTAAATCTATCATCGGATATTTTACCTTCAATGTTATCTTCATATAAGTGTTGAATGATTGAATCTAGTTTATTTATTCTAGCCATTGCAATCTCATATTCTTTTTTAGCTTCTTTTAGTTTTCTATTTGTGTTTTCCTTTGTTTGTTTAGTAACAAGTTCAACAAACTCACTCTCTGAATTATGTACTAAATTGATCATATCGTTGATTCTTTGCAAGATTAACTTTTCCAATACTATATTTCTAATTTGATGTGATGAGCAGGTTTGTTTAGACTTTTTTCTATATGAAGCACAAACCATATAATGCTTATCATATGTCCAACCATTACCACGAACTTGGTAAAGTTTAGCACCACAATCGGCACAATATACCATTCCAGAAAGAAGTGGCATTTCTCCAAGATTAGTTCGAGTTCTATGATTTTCTCTAATATGCTGTACAATATCAAAAGTTTCTTTGTCTATAATTGTCTCATGTGTATTTTCAAATACTTTCCATTTTTCAGGTGGGTTATAGTAGGTTTTGTGATTCTTGAAAGACTTTTTATATGTTCTAAAATTAATAGTTTTACCTAAATATTCTTGTTTAGATAAAATATCGCTAATAGTTTTAGGATTCCAAAAGTATGGAGCACTATCTTTGGATGCACGAGCAGAACTTTTTAATCCTAACTTTTCCATATGAGCGACAGGTGAGTCTGTTTTTTCTTCTGTTAGTTTATCTGCAATCTGTGATGGACCATAACCTTTAACACATAATTCAAATATTCTTTTAACAACAAGTGATGCTTCTTCATCAACAATCCACTTGTTTTTATCTTCTTTATCTTTTAAATACCCATAAGGTGGAACAGTTGTTAATGGCTTACCAGATTCACCTTTGGCTTTTACAACAGCTCGTATTTTTCTTGATGTGTCTTTGGCGTAATATTCATTGAAAATATTTATAAATGGAGTCATATCATTTTCTGTTCCATTAATACTATCAACACCATTATTGATTGCGATAAACCTTATATCATTGTTAGGAAAAACCATCTCAGTATAAATACCAACTTGAAGATAATCTCTACCAAGACGGCTCATATCCTTAACAATAATAGTTCCTATAAGACCATCATCTATTTTAGCATTTAATCTTTGCCAATCTGGTCTATTAAAATTAGTTCCTGAATATCCATCATCAACAAAGAACTCTAAATTTTTGAAACTATTATCCTCAGCGTACTTTTTTAACATTTCCTTTTGATGAATAATTGAGTTACTATCACCTTGAAGTTCATCATCACGAGAAAGACGACAATAAAGTGCAGTAATCTTTTCATTTTTTAGTTGTAACATTTACATCGTCCTCCTCGTTAGATTTCCTTTCCATCTTTACCAAGTACTTTTATGGAATCAATAGTGTCATTTTCAAATAACTCAATCACATAAGCAATTGCTTTATTTAATGACCAGTGTAGTGATTCTTGATAATACTTAAGCAAGAATTCAATACCAGAATAACTGGTGTTCGTTTGTTTACAAATTTCTTTTAAATCTTCTAATGTTTTACCCATTTTGATACCTCCTTTAGGTGTGTATATATATCACTCTAAAGGGGATTTATATCAAGTCATTAGGCGGATGTTTTTTTGTTTATTATCCTTATTTTCAAGATTGTTAAGTATTAGTTTCTTAATCTTGTTTTTAATAACTTTTATATCATCTTTTGAGGGTATAATGGAACGAACAATGTATGTAGTACCATTTATAACAGTAGAAGTTTCATATATTAAACATTCATCCATAGTCTATTGCACAAACCCAACTGGGAAGCGTTACACTCCCCAGAAAGGCCCGAAATACGGTTTACTGTGCGTTTATTTCCTCCTTGTTAATAACTAATACCTTGATAGCATTTGACCTCACAAGCTTTGAATCTAAGCGTTCATTTGCAATGTAGCCAATGTCATTCGTTTCAGCATATCTTTCATTTAACACACTAACAGCAAGTGGTTTTCTAATGATCATCCAGAAATAAGTTAAGTCTCCGAAGATAATAGGTTTTTCGGCATCTTCCATATAAGGGCTGATGACAACTTCTTTACCAAAGATAGTATTGTTAGAATGATTCCATAAGGGATTGCCATCAGCGTCTTTAAGTTTTCTAAGAGTCATAGTTGTTTCATCACTCATAATAAAGATAGCGTTAGTTCTATATTCCTTTTGGACACTGAAATATAAATCTACTACCTTATCATAAGTAAGTTCAGTGGAAGTTGCTCCAGTTTGAGCAGTGTTTAGAAGTCCAAGTGGCTCATTGATACCAGTACCATTAAGGCAGATATCTTCTTCAGCCTTACCAAAACGTCTAGCAAATTCACCTGATAAATATGCTTTTACATCAAAGTTTCTATCATAGATAAACCAAGTCTTGATTTTAGTAAGTGATCCAATCTTATATGAACTGAATCTTGCTTCACTAAATTCATCATTCTGTTCTGGATAATTTCCATTTTCAGGAATGATTGTAGCTTTAGTATTAGATACCGTTGCAACGATAGTACCGCCATTCTTGAAGCAGTTAAGTACTGTTGCATGCTTTCTAAATAAGTTGTCTTTCTTTAAGATTTCATCCTCAATAGGAAATATAAATGAATTTGCTTCTGAGCTTCCTTCTTGAAGAAGTGAAAAGTCTTCAGGTTTTGCACTAGCTCTTAACATATTGTCTAATGCCTTTAAATAATAATGATTGATTTTCATAATTTGTTAATCTCCTTTAATTGTTTTCTTTTCTGCAACGAATGCAGGTGTATACAGTGACTTCATTAT